TGATGTTCGCGTTTTTGATGCACACGTCTTCCAGATCTTCGGTGCGTCTCCACGGATCGCACATCAATACATCGAAGGAAACGAACGGCGTCACCGGCGGAAACTCACGAAGCCGCCACGGCCGAAGATCTCCTATGAGATTCCGGAGAAGGCTCCGCCTCCACCTCCGCCGGTTCCTCCGCGGGATATCTTCGCTCGGTCGGAGGAAGAGTCGTCATTCACCCCATCAGTCGGGGCGCCGGTAGGCGATCACGACGTCAAGAGCGTCATGGCCCTGCAGCAGCGCATCAGGGACGCGCAAGCCATGCAGGATATCCAGGACGCCCTGGCGGCGATTGCCGTATTGGAGGCGATGTAAGTGGAAGCCAGAGAGAGGCAGATACTCCTGCACCTCATCAATGCCGCGGCGCACGTCGAGGTGCAGTTACGGGATGATGTCGAGGGCGGCGCCCCGATTCTTGTGATGCTCGCCAAGGCACGACGACGTGCCGCAAAGGCGATTGTGGATCTGTGCGAGGCCGACCCGAGCGACGCCGAGCGCATAAGATCACTGCAAAACCAGGTCAACATCTACGGCCTCTACGTGAGCGATATCGCCGAGATCATCCGGTCTGGACGAGAGGCTGACGAACTCGTCGCCATCGATGATCGCGAAGAACTTGTCGACACGATCATCGCCGAAGCGGGACCTGACGCGGAAGAGCAGATCGCCAATCTCATGCCCGCAAACTTCTAGGAGCAACCATGGCAAAGACACCTACCAAGCTCATCGAGCCCACACCCGGTGAGACAGATCACGCTCTATCGAATGCCGACACGCCGGCCGATACGGCGACCGATCGCGGGACTGTGCCTCCAGCGCGCGTCGAGGCGAGGGATCAGCCAGGGATTCCCCCCAAGGGATTGACCCCTGGGGACGAAGCGCGGAAGGCGATGATGAGCCGGTTCCGCAGCAACCGCCGGCAGGATGCCGCTGACGCCGACGCGGACCGTTTCTTCGCCGGCGGAGGCATGCCTCCGGAAGTGCTCCCCGGCAATCCGGACGATCCGGATGCCAACGCTGATGTCGACGAGATCAACCGGTTTGTCGAGCAGGAGCGCCGCGGGCAGCCGCAGGACGGCGACGATGGTGACGGCGCCCCGGCTGACGGTGGCGAGCCAGCTGTCACGGCGCGCACCGAGGCGCTCCCGAAAACGGTCAAGCTCAAAGTCCACGGCAAAGAAGTCGAGATCACCATCGACGAGGCCATCGCTGAGGCTCAGAAGAGCCTTGCGGCCACAAACCTCTTGGAGGATGCGCGCGCTGAAAGTCGCAAAGCGCAAGAGCTCCTCCGCGATATCCAATCTCGGGGGGCGACCGACCCCCGCGCTCAAGACCAGAGCGCGCAATCCGGTCGAACCGAGGCGCCTGCCGCCACCGAGGAGGATGAAAACCAGATCCTCATCGACACGGTCGAGCACTTGCAAATCGGCTCAAAGGAAGAGGCAGCTGCGAAGCTCAAGGCCATCCTGGATGCGCGAGACCAGCGTCTCCAGAGTCGGACCACACAGCAGTCGCAACAGGCCGTCCTTCAGCAGCGCCTGGTCGAGGAGGATGGGAGGGCGAATGCCGCCTATGCCGCCTTCGAACAGTCAAATGCTGCACTTCTCAACGACGAAACCCACGGGAAAGATCGCAGGCGGATCATCGAGAGCGAAGTCTACGACCAGCAACTCGCGGATCTCAAAAAGCTCGGCAAGACCGATGAAGACCTCCAGCGCGAGATTGGACGGGTGCCGACCCCGAACGACATCGCGGCCTATCATCGCTTCTTGCGGGCGCAATCTCCGGGCAGCGTTCGCCCCCTGTCCCAGATCTTCGTCGATTCGCGAGACGAGGCGCTCAAGCGCAACCCGCATTGGGCCGCAACGGAAACAGAGCCGACTCCCGGCAAGAACCGGAAGGTCGAGGTTCAACTCGACCGCGATGGGCGCCGGGCAGTCATCCAACGTCAACCGACGAGGGCATCCGCGCCGCGAGCTCCTGTCGTCTCAGCGCAGACGCAGGAGACCAACCGGCAGAAGCGGGTGGAGGCGATCATTGCCGACCGCCGTAAGGCGCGCGGCAGTTTCGTCTCTGCTCGCTAGCTTTTCGTCAACCAGGAGAAACCTACAATGGCTGGCCAGGTATGGGCCGTCCCCACCGAGGGTGGGTACCTCTACAGTGACGAACTGTCGGATGTCCTCCGGCAGCAGCTTCAACCGCTGACGAAGATGCGGCAGTTGTGCGACGCCGATGACGGCTCCAACAAGGGGCTCCACCGCGGCGACAAGTACAATTGGAACGTCTACTCGAACGTCGGAACCCAAGGCCGGCGTTTGGATGAGAACCAAACGTTTCCCGAGACCGGGTTCAACGCTGTCCAGCATCAGTTGACGGTGACCGAGGCCGGAAACAGCGTCCCGTACACCGGGAAGCTCTCGGCGCTCGCCAAGCACCACGTCGAGGCGATCATCGACAAGACCCTGAAGGACGACGCGCGCAAGTATTTCGACATCGAGGCGTTCTTGCAGTTCAAGAACACCATGATCCGCGTCGAGCCCGCGAGCGGCAACTCGCCGACCGCGATCAACATCGACACCAACGGCACCGCGTCGGTGACGAACAACCTGGCGCTCGGCACCGGCCATGTGAAGGCAATCGTTGATGCCATGAAGGAGCGCAACATCGCTCCTTTCATTGCCGACGACTACGTCGGCGTGTCGCTCCCGACCACATGGCGCAACTTCAAGAATTCGCTCGAGACGTTGCATCAGTATACGGAAACCGGGTTGGCGCACATCTTCAACGGCGAGATCGGCCGATACGAGTCGTGCCGCTTCATCGAGCAGTCCTTCATTCCGAGGGGCGGCGCCGCCAACGCGACCATCTACGATCCGTGGTCCAACACGCCCCAGGCGTGGGCCAACGGTCAAAGCTCATGGGCGTTCATCATGGGCGGCGACACCGTGACCGAGGCGGTCTGCATCCCGGAGGAGATCCGAGCGAAGATCCCTGGCGACTACGGCCGGTCACGCGGCATTGCCTGGTACTACCTGGGTGGGTTCGGCCTCGTGCACGCAAACGACGCAACCAACACCAGAATATTCATGTGGGATTCGGCGACTTGATCTCCGTACATAATGCGGATATGGATGCCGGGCGTCAACCCGGAGAAGTCCATGCCCGCATTCAAGCCTATTGCGGAGAGGTTTTCCAATAAGTTCGTCAGGGGAAGCCTCGACGAGTGCTGGCCCTGGATAGGGGCTACCGTACCCGGCGGGTACGGCATTCTAGGTGGGGAGCGTGGAAGTCCACATGTCTACGCTCATCGGTTTTCCTACCAGCACCACGTCGGCCCCATCCCTGATGGAATGCGGGTGTTGCATGATTGCGACAATCCTCCGTGCGTCAATCCTGGACATCTTTTCCTCGGGACGCACGAAGACAACATGGTGGACATGGAACGTAAGGGGCGCGCCAGGGTTCTCTCGGCCAAGCAGGTCAAGAGGGTAGTGGCGATGCACAATTCTGGGTCCAGCATGAGGAGCATCGGAGAAAAATTAGGCGTAGATCGAATGACTATCGATCGAGCCATAAAAAATGCCGGTAAGGGCGATTACGGAAGTGACGTTGTCGTCAGCGCTCCTGTCGGGAAGTACGTCAGGCTGACACCTGCGCAACGCGCTAAGATTGTTGTCCTTCTCCGGAAGGATGAGCCGATCTTGCGCATTGCGTCTCAATTCGGCGTTGACCGGAAGACGGTCCGGAATATCCGCGATCGGCTGTAAGTCTTCGTCGACCGCCTACGATTCCACATGCGGGAAGCCCGGCCATCGTGCCGGGTTTTTTCGTTCCACTCAGGAGGGACTGAATGTCCTACGATACCGCTGCTCTGGCTACCAAGGGCGAGCACCAATGGGAGCAGGATGCTACCTTTGGGGCAACGACAGTCACGCATCAGATCATGGGGCCTCGCGGCGCCGTGGGCTTCGTGCGCGACATCCAGGTCGAGATCACGACATCGATCGTCGGCACGACCACCGTGCCGGAAATCGACATCGGCATCTCGTCCGGTGATTCGACGTACGGTCGCTAC